CATAGTAACTCGTAGTGCCGTCTGCCGTCGTCACACCCTCCGTCAGCGGCTTGATGTACTTGTAGATGCCGTCCTTGTTGTAGATGCGCTCACACCAGTTGCCCATCATCTCCTCATTGAACACCTTCAGCACATACTCCAGCGACATCGTGCTTCGCAGCTTGTCTGCCACCTCCCTCAGTTTGTCCGGGCAGCCTCTCACAAGTTCCCACAGCACGGAGTCGTGTCCTGCAAACGCATACGAGCCGATGCTCTCGTCCATCGTCTCCCACGTTATCGTGTAGTCGTATTTCAGAACCGAGTCGTTGCGCTCACCGAACACCGTGTCCATGTCGTATGGGATGAAGTACCATATCTTGCCGTCCCACGTCACGAGCATCATGTTCTTCGCGCGGTTGTCCACAGCCATGAAGTAGTCAGTTATCAGATACCATGCAAATGGCGAGTCGTTGCCGAAGTATTCCGCATATTCGTTCAGGAATTTCGTCGGGTTGCCCTTGCACGAGTATATCCACTCCCAAAGGCGCTTCACAGCCGCCTTGTCGTCCTCATGCGCCGTCGCCCATGTGTCGTCGGCCTTGAAGCGGAACTCCAGAGCGTCGTCAAACGTATCCATGTTGCTCGTACCAAACAGACATAATGTCTCCGAGTTGTTCAGGAACTCCAGGCAGATACACTTGTTGCGCCCGCCCTTCAGTGCAGCCTCGTCATTGAAGCCCTCGATACCCTCAAAGCCGTAGATGATGCCGCTGCCGCTCTTCTCGTTGTTGAAGTTGTACTTGCCGAGATACACGTTCTCACCCGTGCCGTTGTTGTCGTAGAACAAATCTATCGGGAAACCGTCCACGCCGATTCTCACATCATAGTTGCCCTTGTAGGCCATTTGTGGCGGAGTCAGCCAGCCGCATCTCTTCCAGATGTCGTTCACGATTCTCACCGCGCCCGTATTATGCGTAGATGAAGAATCCGAGAAGTCCGCCTTCAGACAGAATATGTCTATCGGTCTTGCACCTGGTTTGAACGAATATTTGAAGTCCGCTACCTCCACACCGTTCACATACAGCTTAGTGCCGTACTTCGTCGAGCGGCTGAAGTAGATGCGGTAGTTCTTTCTCGGGTAGGTCGTCGATGAGGTGCCTTGTATTCTCAGTCCACACTGGTAGATGATGAAGTCATACTCCTTACCGTAGGCAGAGTAGAAGTAGATGTCCACCGGAACCTCAAACTTCTTGTTGTTCGTCTGGTTCACCAGGTTCACGTCGCCCACGATTCTCATCACGCTCTTGCCCATTGCCCTCAGCTTGTCGATGTCAACGTCTGTGCCCTCGTCGTCCATCACCTGGTTCTTCTCGAACAGCACCACCATCTCGTCGCTTGTCGGGCGGTCCACCATATAGTTGGCAAGCTCCTCGTCATCACCCAAAGCACGGCTGTAAACACGCATGTTACGCACCTCCACGTCCGCGCTCTCGCTCGTGATCCTGATGTTCGTCGGTTCTGCCTGGAGCAGCGAATCCGTCGAGGCATACTGCTTCGCACCGCATAGGATGCCGTTCACATACAGCATCATCAGTCGGTTACCCTTCTTCTCCTGCACCACGAAGGCTATCTTCAGTGTCATACCGCTCGCGAACTTCGTGCCCACTTCCGAGCCTGCGCCCGTCCGCATCAACGCCTCCTGCGTGGTCAGTCTGAAACCGACATTGCCGGCCATGCAGTCCACCACCGTGCCTTTGCGGTCGGTCACATTGCTGCAGGTCAGTTCCATCTCGTAGGTCGCACCTGTCGTGGTGGCGTCATTGGCAAATGGCTTGTAACCTATCTCGATGTTTGCCCCGTTCGTCAGTTTCAGCGCGTCGCCCGTCCAGCCGTTGCTCTGCCAGTCAAAGCCTTCAAACACCGTTTGAACGTCGTTATAACGCCATTCAGCAGGCTCGCTCTCGGCATTGCTTCTGCCGGCTGCCGTCAGTTTCAGCACAAGTCCGGCAGTCGCCTCGCTCAGGTCAATGCCACTCTCCGTCACCTTCACGTTCAGCTTGTATTCCGTAGTGCCGCACTTCAGCACCATGGCCACATCGCCCTGCTCCAGGAAACGGTTTGTATATACCTGCGTCGTCCTCGGGACGCTCACCGTCTGCGTATGAATGCCGTCTCGCCACACACCCACGGTCGCCGGGGTCGTTGTCGGGTCATACGCCACAAAGTCAAATCTCACCTGCTCATACTGGCCGGTTTCAATAGTCGGGTTCAGATGGTCGTCCGCAAAAATGCGTCCGTCACCGAAGGTCAGCTTCGTGCCGATATACGGGGCGTTATGTCCGGCCTTCAGAATGTCAAAGTAGATGCTCTCACTCTTCAGCGTCAGCTCCGCGCTCGCCTCCATCTCGGCGACGATCTGCACCGTGTGCCGGCCGATGCTCACTCCCGACATCGACAAGGAGAAACTGCCGTTCGTCGTGCCGCTTCTTTTCACCGTCTGCGAGTCCCACTGGTGTCCGTCCAGATACAGCGTCACGGTTTTGTCGCCGCTTCCGCTCACCGCAAAGGGGATGCTCACCGCCTCGCTCACGCCGTAGCCGCCCTTGGCGACACACTCGGCTATGTTGAAGCTGCTGCTCAGCGCAAGGGTCACAGCCTTCACGCTCACATAGCTCTGCCTCGTCTGTGTCTTGCCGGTGGTCGGGTCGGTTGTGGTAGCCCTCACATAGATGTCTGTCGTTCCGAGCAGCAGGTATTTCGTCAGATCCAGGGTATAGGTTCCCTTGCTCACATCATGCTGCGTGTCTGCATACATCACGGTCGCGCCCCTCTTCATCTCAATGCTGACTGTTGCCTTCTGGCCCGTGGATGTGCCTTTCTCGTCACCGCTGCTGTACTGGTGGTCATACGTCCATGTCAGCATCGCGCTGTCACCTTCCTTGATGATGGTCTTGCTGACGGCTGCATCCAGCACGATTTTCGTGGTCGAAGCGTCACCGCCTCCACCGCCGCTTCCTGCCGGAATGTCCGCAGACGCTATCTCCGCACCGCTCTTGTTGGTCAGTGCCAGGCGCACGCTGCTGCCGTCGTCACTCAGTTCGGCGTTCATGCCCAAGACGGTGCTCGCCTCTATCTCCATCAGCTTCGCCGCCACCGCCGCGTTCTGCACCGGGTTCGTCGAACTTACGTTCAGGCTCTCGTCCACCTCAGTCTCGCTGATGGTGATGGCGACGTTGCCGTCCTCGCCAGGCTCCAGCTTCTTGCCGTTCAGCGTCACGCTCTTAACCGTGCCGTCGCCGCCAAAGTCCTCCCAGCTTGCCGCCTGCTCCCAGCTCTCGATGTTCGTGCCCTTGAACTGCTTGGTCTCCCATTTGCCCTGTGCCGTCTCGTAGGTGATGCAGCGTCCCTTCGCACGTGCCTTTCCTTCCACGGCTGCTATGGCAGTCTCAAGCGTATAGTATCCGCTCTCCAGCGGAACCTGCTCCGTCACGTTATAGGTGTTGCCACCGCCGCTTCCGCTTATCTCCACCAGGTTCTCTTCCTCATCGTTCCACACATACACCACGCCACCGCACACATACGCCTTGTCCTTCAGTACTTCCGTGCGCACATCGTTCATGTACATATCTGCGCCTAACCAGTTATTGCAGTATATGTTACCATTCTTCCCGCAGAAGGATTTGTTCACCGTGTCATAGTACACACCGTCTATCTGGGGGCATGATACAAGTCGTATCTCCACACCTTCCACCAGCCCGTCAAACCGCGCTGTCGCGCCGTTCCTTGCAGCCAGTGCCGTGCCCTTGTACTCCGCTTCAACGCTCTCTGCCTTTGACACAGCGGCGTTGGTCTTCTGGGCGGCATCCGTGGCCTTGCTTGCCGCATCATTGGCGGTTTGGGCCGCTGTCTTCGCTGTTGCTGTTGCCGTATCTGCTTTCTTTGCCGATGCGTCAGCCACAGCAGCAGAAGCCTTGGCGACAGCTGCTGCATCTTCCGCAGGTTTCGACAGCAGTTTCAATGGGGCGCTCACCACCGTCTCGCCTCTCATGGCAGGGAGGCTCACCACACCGTCCAGAGTGCTCACCGTTTCCAGCTCGTCCACACTCTGGCTGTCTGTCTTTATCTGGTTCACCACATCCTGGACCAGTTCCTTTTTCTCTTCTTCTGTCAGTGCCATAGTCGTATATCTTTTTTGTTATGATTGTTTATTGATGATTCTTGCCGTATATTTCGTAGGCCAGCCGTTCAGCGTCTCGGTGCTGTCTGGGTCATACACCAGTAGCACCTCAAGCGTATCACCCTTGCCCATATCCAGAGTCTCGTAGTGTCCGCCATCCCAATGTACCATCACTGGCAGTTCCTCGGTGTTCCAAGGATATTCCTTTTTGCTGTCCTGCTGGCTATAGCGTCCACACACCTTGTAGTTGCTCGACCCTATGTCGGCGATGATAGTTATTCTCATACAGAATGGGGTATCCTTTCCAATGGCCAAGCCGTCCCTCACTTGCCATATCTTTGGCAATGCCACAACCGTAGAGCTTTGCGTCGCCTTAACGATGAAGCGGTTCGCAGCCTGCAGATCCATATAGCCGACAAACACCGTGTTCGCCTTGTCAAGGGCTATCTTTTTGTATGCATATCCGTCCATAGCTCCGTTCAGCACGCCCGAACCTTTACCCGCAAAGGCGAAGTTCCCGTTCATGGAGTTTTCTATGTCGAACACGATGCCATACTTCGGGGATATGCCAAAATCGAAGTTGTAATCAGTGGCTGTATCCACCAACCGGCATAGCATAGGTTGTCCATAGTTGTTCCATGTGCCGAAGATGGCTTGCCGTCCCTTATCGTTGAACCCTATCATGTCATCATATAAGAACAGACCGTTTTCAGTATCCTTTACCTCTATTGTACCATCTTCGTTATAGATTACATCTGCACCACCTATATGCCCGTTTCCTATGCTGAAACCACCAATGGCTCCACCCTCAGCGTACACGTGGCCTCGGAATGTTCCATTAACAGCCTCGATGCTGCCGTCTTCCTTTACCTTGAAATAGCCGTTGGCCGTCACCAGTCCCTCCAGCTTGATATTGTCCGCCGTCAGCTTAATGACGGTTTTCTTATTTCCCTCAGCATCCGTTTCCTCCACGCCCACACCTATCAGAGCCAGTTTGCCGTTTGCATCCTTAATATAGATACCCGTACCTTCAGGTTGTATCATCAGCCCCGTCTCTTGTAGCGCCCGCTCGTCCTTGTCATACACGGCTGCCGATATTTTCACCAGTCGCTCCGACTGCTCAAACAGCGTTTTGTACTTGTACGTCAGCGCCTCAATCTTGTCAGTGCTCAGCACCAGCATATACAGATAGA